GTTCTGTCAACCAAACTTCCCTTGCACCGGACGCCTTGTCCAAGACATCTTGACAATCATAGGGAGACATGAACTGACCCTTCTTGATATTAACGATCTTACCACTGAGAGATGCGGCTTTGATCAAATCCGTCTGTCTTGATAAGAGGGCAGGGATCTGTAGGACATCCACACATTCATCATGTTCTGACGCGATGTTATAGACTTGATGAGTCTCATGTACATCGGTTAGTGTCTTCAACTCAGGAATTTCTGCCTTCAATCTCCAGAAATGATCCATACATTGTTTCAGTCCTACACCCCTTGCACTCGTCCCTTTACTACGGTTCGCTTTGTCAAAGGACGCCTTGAAGTAGTACTCAATACCATATTCGTCACAGATACCTTTGCAGTGTTCTGCAACTTCACGTGCCATATCGAACGACTCGAACTGGCATGGGCCTGCAATAATTCTCATACCAACTTATTCCTCATATGCCAAGAATGTACGTCACCCACTGTGTTAATCTCCATACCATCAAACTGAGTTTCGTATACACCAATCTCAACTTCATTTTCAATCCATCGAAGTTGTTCCAAACTCTCAATTTCTTCATACAGACTAACATCCCAGTTTCCATACTCTCTTAAGGTTGGTTGAGAGTATCCATATACACCAAGGTGACGTACACCGTAAGTTATGTCACGAGCGAACCAGTGTGCGAGTTCTTGGTTATGTACCATCTTCACATTGTTACGGTTCGACTGTTCCTCTTCTGTCATCTTGGTGTAAAGAGTACAGACATCCCACTCATCGTTACGAAGACCATGCGCCAGAGTCTCAATCATGTTAGTGGTAACATCAGGCATGTCTCCTTGGACATTGATGATGTACTTGTAGGGTTCCAACATAGGAAAGTATGAAGCGGAGGCACATCTTTCCGTACCGTTATGATAGTGTTGACTATCAATTACAACCTCAAAACCCTTTACACAATCCGCGACTCTTTTACTGTCTGTCAATACCACAACCGGATATCCAGACTTTTCGCAAGCCTCCGCAACACGTCTTACCAGAGGTACACCCCCCAATTTGGTAAGTGGTTTATGGATGAGTCTTTTACTCCCCAGCCTTGCAGGAATAAAGATCACCGTGTCCATCATCTTCCTTTCAAATTGGCGGGACCGAAAGGACTCGAACCTTTAACCTACGGCTTAGAAGGCCGTTGCTCTATCCAGTTGAGCTACGATCCCAGAGGGTTACTTCGTTTCACCAGTCTCTTCTGACTGAAATGCCTCTGCAAGTTGAATAACCTGAACCGCTTGGTCACGCAACTGACCAATGGTTGAGAGTTCTTCACCCTTAAAACCCCCACGTTGAACCACAGTATCAATCACTGCGATAGTGGATCGTGCGACCCGATTACTCAATTCATAGACCTGAGAGTGGTCTTGTGCCGGTGCGGCGGTCTCTGTCTTTGCCATCTTTTAAGCTCCGTAGTTAGATGATTTTTCAAGTGCAATATAGTACTCAATCTCTGACTGTTTTGATGCGAACCGTGAGATCAGTTTCGAAGAGATACTGACATCATAGTCCTCACTAACAATCTTGAGGTTGTTCACATTCAGAATAAAGTTGAAATCAACTCCTTCTTGATACGAACCTTCCACGTCAATCGAAAACGCATTCGAGGTTGCGTCCTTAGAATCAACAACAGAGATTTGTACTGAACCACTCTGTGGTGTGATAGAAATCTCATTGTGACCCAATGTCGCAGCAGCACGTTTGATTCGATTCAACGTGTCATTATCTAGTGAAAACTTAACTTCCGCTTCGGGCATAATGATGTCCTTGGAAGGAGTAGTCAATAGATCCGGATCGGAAAGAAAATACTTGATACGAGAACGACCAGTGTGATCGCCCACGACAAGGTAATCCTTCTCGAACTTGATGTTGGGTTTCTCTACCAGAGAGAGAACACCAAGAAACTCATTCAAATCGTAGATACCAAACTCTTGGGGAAACTCTTCCTCAAGGGTAGTCTTAGAGAAGACGTTCCTTGCAATAGAAACAGTCTTCAATTGTTTACCCGCACTGATCACAATGTTCGGGTTGATGTTTGCATAATTTTTAAGTACTTGCATAGTACGATCAGTTAGTTCCATTATATACTCCGCTTAGATTTTGGTTAACCAAATTTGTAATGACTTCCTAATGTTTTCCGGTGCAACCGGAGTTGTTTTGTGTCTCGCCCAACCGTCCAATACAACTGCACGATTTTCTGCGGGCGTGACACGTTTAACGTTATTCAAGTCAGCTGCATCATCATTATACAAAAACTCACCCCCTTTGTCAAGGGCCCATTCACGATTTAAATAAATTGTTGCCGCCCCATGTCTCTGTTCTGATTCAACCCCAGGCCTAAAGTCGTTATGCCAGTTGATGTAAGACTGTGGGGTCCAGATATGAAACATTGGACCTGTTACGTCTTGACACCTCAACCCAAACTCTTTGACCCTTTCATTAGTCTTTTCTTTTATGAGGTCATGGATTATTTTACCTCTTTCACCATGTGCTTGGGGGTAGTGAATGAGTACTAAAGGAGGCGCTTCAAGATCACTACCGTTCTGGTGTCTGTATAGTCCATCATCCCATAAAACCATGTTACACGAGAACAGATGGACTTCATCCTGTTTTGAATACAGGATCCCATTGAGGTAACTGGAAATCTCGTTCAGAGTTTCCGGATCATAGAAGTCATCGATTATGTTAACACTCATGCGGCTTCTTTCATCTTACTGAAGTTCTTCTCTTTGACGAATTCAATCCTGCGTTGAAACGCAGCGTCTTCCAGTTCCGCCTTGTGTGAGATAACAAACACGTTGGTCTCTTCACCCAGAGTGTGTATGATCTTCATTAGGTTGTCTACACCATCATCGTCCAAAGAAGAATCGAAAGTCTCGTCAAGGATGAGTAGGTTAGTCGCAACACTGTTTTTCATCTTCGCCACTTGTCTCCACGTAAATAGTAGGGACAAGTCTATACGTTGTTTCTCCCCCTCAGAGAAAGAGTCATAAGAGAAACTGTCACGAAAACGCGAACGGATAGTCTCGTTGAAACTCTCGTCCAGATCGAAGTGAACAAAGAAGTCTAAGATTTGTAAGTACTGGTTGGTCAGTTGGTTAATGACCGGAAGGTACTGTTTGATGATCTTGGTTTTGATCCCCGTATCCTTAAGAAGTTCAGCGTTGATCTGTTGATACGAGTAGTCCTCGTGCATACGATACTTCTCATCTTGTTTTGACTCTAAGTCCTTGTTCAGAGTTTGGAGTTCATCGTTTGCATCCTTGAGGTCACCAGTGTTATCTCCCAAGTTATCGATCTCTGCACGGATGCGTTCTATCTGTTGGTTAAGTCTGGTGATGGTCTGGTTGTTATTGTTAACCTCATTCTGTAGTACACGGGCAGACTCCAACTCCTTTTGCAGTTCAACGAGTTGATCATCAAACTCTTTCATCTGAGAGTCAGACTTACCCATCGCCTCACTGAGATCCTTTGCACGTTTGTTCGCATCATTCTTTTTAGTCTCACGCAGATCATCCGCAATATCTTGATCACACGTAGGACAGACAGAGTTGTCTTCAAAGAACTTCGCCTCCTTCACTACGGACTTGATCTGAGACTTGAACGTTGATTGATACTCAAGTAACTTCTCACGTGATGTCTGAACCTTCTGCAATTTGGAAGCCACTGACATAGAACGATCCATTGCATCTTGCATGTTCTTATCGTTAAAGTCTTGGAGTTCACTAATCTCCTTAAGAAGGGTTGAGATTGATTCTTCTTTCTCCTTACGGTGTGCGGTGTTTAGCGCCGACAAATCTCGCAGATACTTCTTCTGTGCGTTGATCTTAGTCTTGACCACCTCAATGGCGTGTCCATTCTCACGGATGTTTTCCTTGAGTATAGACATCTTCTCTTTCAGAATTGTGTTCATCTTGGAGAACATGTTGATGTCAAGTAGGTCTTCGATTACATCTCTACGAGAGTTTGCCGGAAGTTGCATAAACGGTACGAACGAAGACGAACCCAGTACAACGATCTGGTGGAACGACTTGTGGTTCAGTTTAAGGATATTCGTCTCAAGGATCTGTTGGTATTCCTTGGCGTGAGAACTCTGGTTCAACATGTTATCGTTGCACCATATCTCAAACTTGTTGGGTTTGATACCACGGAGTACCTTATACCTAACAGAGCCGACTGAGAAAAAGACCTCAACTAGTGTACCCTTTCCGTTGATGGAATTGATAAGTTGAGGCTTGGATATCTTACGGTGTGGTTTACCGAACAATCCAAAACTGAGAGCGTCGAGTAGTGTTGACTTACCCGCGCCGTTGTGACCCACCACTAGAGTGGTAGGGGTAGATTGGAAATCTATTTCCGTAAAGTTATTCCCAGTGGAAAGGAAATTTTTCCACCGGATCTTTTCGAATTTAATCATAGGTCAATTATACTATCCCAAACAGGTCTTGTCAACCGTTTTTTGGATCTTGCGCCTGTTCTTTGAGTTTTTCTTGATCGACGCCTTTGGGTTGTTGCGTCTGTCCTTTGAATATGCGGTCCCAGTTATCATTGAACTGTTTCCGATCTTTGATAGGTCTTGGTTTGGATCCCTTACCCACTATACTACCTCCATTGATTGTGCCTCTGTCATCAACACAGATATCTCTCTTTTGATTCTCGACTTGTCCAGATCGGTCTGCACGTTGTCGATATAATTATACACCAAAGTTTCGGTATCGTCAATAGTGATGTTGTGGTCACCCACATTCTCACCAATGAACTCTTTGAAGTCCTCAACGATCTTGAGTTCGTGTATCTTCTGATTCTGGATGCGGTCTACGAACCGTTCGAAATCATAGGTGTCGCCCTTCTTCACTACGATCAACTTAACGAATTTATTATCAAGATATCGTAGGTCTTGGAACTTACGCATCTTGTCGGCATCGTAATACACCTTCTCGTAGATGGTGATAGGATTGTGTACCGGAGTAAGTTCTCTTGTTTCAGTATCAAGAATGTGGAAGTACTTCTTGTCATTGCAATCGTTCCAAAAGAACTCCATCTGAGAACCCAGATAGTGAACATTTCCCTGTGACGATTTTGCATGGAAGTGACCAGACAACACCATCTCAAAGTTCTCGAAGTGTTTAGGTGACATACCATCGTGACAGGGCATACCACGTTGCATATCGAACCCGACCAGTTCTAGGTGTGCACCTACGACAGGCGCCTTGCACTTCGAAAGAAACTTGAGTGTTGCTTCCTCATTCTCAGGGTTAATCCAAGGGATTAATGCGACATCTAAAGTGTCGTATTTAACCACGGTAGGTTCCATGATAACGTTGACTTCATTCATGTAGTGACCCAACAACTCTTTCAACGAATTCAGATCGTTGGTGTTCTTGTAGTAGGTGTCATGGTTGCCCGGAATGATATCCATAGTGATACCATACTCCCGCAATTTCTCTAGAAAGATTTTGCGGTTATGGTTCAACGCCTTGAAGTTGACTGTCTTACGGTTATCGTAGTAGTCTCCAAGGTGTAGGATCTGTTTGATGTCATTTTCTAGCAGATATGGAAAGAACACTTCTGAGTAGAAGCGTTCTTGGTACGACATAAAAATATCAGATGAGTTACGAATACCCGCATGGGTATCGTTTAAGATGGCAACCTTCACTAATCAGAGAACCTCCCGTCTTCCACTAGATGATGAAGACGATGTTTAAAAATTATCCACAGTAATTTGTGCAGGGACTCTTCTCTGTATGTCCCTGCGCTACATTCATATGTCCACATAATTAACCTATATTACCAGAATATGCAAAGGATGTCAAGTGTTTTATACAAGGAAATCCGACAGGTCTGAATCGACCTTGACAGTCCGTCTCTTACGTTTCTTCTCTTCTTCAACGTACTCTTTGAACTCCGCATCCGACTCCTTCACGGCGTCGATTCGATTACGCAACACATCGATAAAAGGTACAACGTGTTGCCATTCGGGGTCACCTTCCTGTTGATCAAGGAACTGTTCGACACCCGCTTCGGAGATGTACTTTAGTTTGATGTCCTGTTGTTTCTTCTCACGTGCAATACGACGAAGAAACGCATACCAAGAAATCTGTGTGAAGTATGCGAATGCGTTTGGGTTACCTGTACGGGTTGCGGTCTCAATGTTGTAGTTCTCAATCGCCTTGAGACAGTTCTCCACAGCGTCCATAACCATCTCTTCCCGATAGGTGTAACGGACGAAGTTAGACTTATGTGACAACCCCTCCGCAATCTTCAGGAAACAAGAAGCGATGTAGTTGGGAACGATTGGAACTTTTTCTCCCTTCTCCCTACATACTCCAACCTCCTTACAGTACTCGACTACGGCCGCAGAGAACTCTTTGTTGTTCACGTAATGCGGTCTTTCCTTGGGTTTCACTTTTGCGGTTGCCATTAAATACTCCTAATTCAATTTAACGTATTATATTACATCAAGGGGTGGGTTGTCAAGACCATATTCGCTCGCACTGACTCTTCTTCTTAAGTCACTAGTGGAGAACCTATGGTCCCTCTTGTTAAAATAGATTTCAATCCCTCGCGCGGCGCACGTGGCTCTTCCTGTGAAGGTCTTGTCTTTGTACTCCGATCCTATGATGCGGAGATCGATGTTGACCATCTTAAGAATGTCTTCAAGGTCTTCTTCGGTCTGGTAGGGAATGATCTCATCGACGTACTTGATACCCGCCAGTTGCGTGTACCTCTCGACCAAGGTCTGAACGGGTTTGTTCTTCTCAGGTCTATCCAAAGAGGGATCAACCTGTAGACCACAGATCAAGTAGTCACACTGTTCCTTCGCCTCTCTCAACATGGAGACGTGACCCGCATGTAAGAGATCAAATGTCGATGCAGTAAATCCAACTGTCATTATTCTTCACCTATAAAAAATGTAATTACCAACCTATCGACGGGAAACCCTTGAGGTCTATGTGGGGTTCTGCCATCGTACATAACCAACTTTCCAACTTCGAACTCTTCAACCACACCATCGATTTCCGTACCACATCCTTCACCACCTATAAGGTAGATCACTCCACTCATTGACAGGTCTGCGTGGATTTTCGGTGTCCACTCAGGATCCGCATCATGCCAGTGGAAGTAGAGACGTGTTGGTCTTAATCCCGTTGCGTTATATATGTCCGTTCCTATGTCACATATTGTATGGACGCTTTCTGTCCGCTTTCCCGTAAACTTAAAAACACCTTGACGCACCGCCTCACCCGCTTCGCCAGGCAGATCACGATCTCTATAGTAAGGGAGAGAGTTTGCGAAGTCGAGTACTTCGGGTAGGTCTTCCTCTTTTATAAAATTTCTGATAATTCTTCTTGACAAATCACGTATCTCATGTTAAACTAAAGCCACTAAGTGCGGGGGGAATATACCCTAGTGATGGGTAGGTTTTTTGAATGCGACAACATTAGAGTCTGAGTCTCCCGAAAACTTCGGCATCGAAAGATCCTCTTCTACCTCGTCGTTAATCTGAGACAAGGCTTCTCTGTATTCCGCGATAAGGGTATCATGAGGAATTGTGTACGAGATGATCGCACCGTCTCGCAACATAGTCAGAGAGTCCTTAGTATCGGAAAAAACCATGAATGGTTTGAAGGTGTAATACTTGTAACCATTATGAATTTTAGACACGATTTTTAAGGCGTGACGAATTATAATTTCGTCGGACTGTTCATCCACCGAATCATGAAGTACCTCGCAAACAAGTTCCTCTCCAGAAACCAACTTTACTTGTCTTATCATTGTTCTCATCTCAAACTAATCGGGTACACTTTGTATTTAAACCCTTCTCTAGTATATATCTTTATTCTTTCGGCGGAATGTTTTAGAGTAAAGTTCTTGTAGCCTCTACAATGTAGATCATCTGATAGATCATAAAGCTTAGTAGCAACCCCATTGTCACTTTTTCGTAACCCTCTTCCGATAGATTGAAGAACCTTAATCTGAGATTTACTTGGAGAAGCGAATACAATATTATGCAGATTCCGAATATTAATCCCAGTAGAAAAAGTTCCAAGGCTTGCCACGATGATTGCATCTTTCTGTTTCTCGACGATCCCACGGATCTGTTCACGGTCATTGGCTGCCACTTCACCGGACACATAGAATACTTTTCGGTTCTCGTCGGCAGAGTCACGGATAAGGTCATACAAAACCTTTCCATGTTTTTCAACGAATTGAAATAGTACCAGAGTGTTCCCCTCTTGATCAAGGGACAACTTCGTGATGAACTTATTTCTTTTCTCGTTCGTTACTATATATTCAATTTCTTCCTGATAGGTTTTACCCTTCATCTTATGGCACTCATCGTTGTGATAACGCATGAGTATGACCTTGATGTCTAGGTCTGCAAGTGTGTTGTCTTCCTGTAACTGTACTGTAGTGGTGACCTTGAAGACCGGACCAAACAATCCTTCTAGTACCAACTTATTAGTCTCAGTACCATCCAGTGTACCTGTTGTCCCAAAACGATACTCCGCATTTCTGCACTTGTCCATGAGAGTGGATAAGGATTTTGCCTTGAATAAATGGACTTCATCTCCGAATATACAAGGAAACTGTTCGAACCATTCTGAACCCAACTTGTAGATAGACTGCCATGTTGAGATGATAATACGTTTATTTGTTTCTTTATCTTTACCACTGTATATTTTATGAATCAAATCTGACTCATAACCATAGTCCGCAAAGTCCTGATGCATCTGTTCTACCAGAGACGTTGTTGGTACAACAATAAGAACCTTGCCTTCGTGATTGTCAAGGAACCACCTCATCGTATTATAGATGATGAACGACTTACCCGAACCTGTGGGGGATAGAAGAATGGCCCGCTTGTTTTCGATGGCGTGTGTTATCGCATCGTACTGATAGTCACGGGGCTCGAACGGGGTTTGTAATGACCCAAGAAACTTGACTAGTCCTTGATGATCAATCTTATTCTTGGCATTGGGAATGCCGTATTTTTTATTCTCTACGATCTGGAGAGGGTACATGCGGTCTGCACAAAATTTGCGGAGTTGGTGATACAGACCAACATGTATCTCTCGTTTTACTTGATTATATAGACGCACCTTACCGTCCCACACCTTGCGTTTAAATGCAGGC